ACTGAGGTATAAGGTTCTGGCGGATGTGTGAAGTTCGTAGGATCATCAGAAAGTCTAGGTACTGTAGGCAAATCTTCAAGCTTCACATTGTTGCCATAGTGAGGAAACCAGACACGAACACCGCCATCTTGAGTTTTACTGTTTTCCATCTGGTCGACCACGATGCCAACCAGATGCTCTCTTCTATTAAAAGACATTATATAACTCCATTTGATGCTGCCGTCTCAGAGATACAATCCAGTGTGGTCGTTGAAAAACCACCAGACTTTATATTATGTATCAAACTGGAAATAAGATATTTTCCTGACCCGTAGTTCAGTTCAGTATAAGACTGTGAGGTCTTGGGTCTATTTTTGAGTTCGACATTTATTGTCTTGCCAGCAGTAAGCGATGGATTCCAAGGTACAGTCATTCTTAGTGATATCTTGTCTTGCTCTAACAGGTTCATTCTGGCTTGGCGTCTCAGCAAATACTTCTCAATTCCATTATTGCAAGTGAATTGATTTTCTGCGCTGCCTAAATTTGTCGCTGGATATATGATATTACCACCGCCGATGCCACACTCAACCGCTTTATTACCAAATAATGACATCATCTTTGTGATAGGATTAAATGTGGCAATGGTGTTCAAGAATGTGCCGTCAACGTCTACACCATTCAATATGTCTGATAATAGATCAAAGTCACAGGGAAAAGAATATGTCATGATATTTGTAGGAATTGGATAACCCGATGCCGCACCGATTTCAGCATATGTAAATGTGCCCACTGGTTGCTGTCTAATCAGGCTTTTCAGTGAACAAAAATAGTGTGTGCCTAGATTTTCATATGTCATAAAGTGAACAAATGATGGATCCTCACCGTTCAAAGCAACATTGGCATTCTCGTTTATGACCTGAAATGGATGAATATTTTCGGCAATATAAGTTCTTGGCGGACCTGAAGATTCAATCTGCATTCTATCGCCAGGTATATTCAAGCAATTAGTAAGCACATCCTGTGCAATAGTAGATGGTGTTGAACCACATGCCCAAGACTTGCTGACCAGACTTCTTGCGTCATTTAAAAGACTGTCATCACATGCATGGATTGTCAGTTCTTCAATATTATTGTTATAAAGTCTTCTATTAGATATGCGGTAGACTCTCTGTTGTAGAACCAGAAATCTTATGAAATTCCATGGATCACGCTCTAGCACAGGTCTATCAATAATCATATTTAATACGGAATTTTTAAAGTCATCATAGTTCTTGTTTGGAGTGTGAATTGTAGACTGAAACTTTAAGCTGGTTTGCAGACCAGGCGTGAGAAGACTTTCAGCTAATGTTACTTCTTTTAGCGTTAAATCAAATAATGTTCCAGTAGGTCCAGAGGATCTACTAACAGCGGTAATGTTACCACCACTAAATGAGTATTGAATAGTGGCTAACTGTTCTTTATCTGTTGGTTTTAATTGATCGGATCCAACCGCTCTTGGCATATTATGTAAATCTTCTTATAAAAGTGGTTCTAGCTCCAGCAGCATCGGTCAATGAGTTAAATTGCTCTATGATGCGACCGTAATATTCTTTCTTGATTATCTTGATGTCTCTCTTCTTTTCATTTTCTCTTATTTCATAGTCATAGTATGAAATGCGCTCTGCCTTTATTGTTTCGGTAATGCTTCTTCCACTGACATCAAACGTGTCAAAGCTTGTAACAGCCAGAGAATTATATGTGTCGTAAGGATCGGTAATAGCTAGAACACTGGCAACGTTTGCTTCGTCTATCTCATAGCGGCTAATATATGATGTGTCCGTAAAAGCATTTGTTCTTTCGATGACCTTCTCATACTTTATGTAGTTCGTTTTTGCCCAAGAAGTGACGTTTCTTACACCATCCATTCTGGCTTGTGATCTATATTTTCTGACAATATATTTCTCAAACGTTCTATTATCCATGGGCCAATCGTAATGTGGATCTAGAATATTGTTGGCATATAATATGATCCAGTGAGCTTCTGCGTTTCCGTAAGCTTTCTCAGCCAAAGTTTCTGGTCTATCGCCATCACGAATAGAATATTCATAGTAAGACGATAGATTGGTCATGATCTCGCGGACAATAGCCAGTCTGAAGAATATGTTTGTGACGCTATCTTGAGAAGTTATTTTTGTCTTGTTTAGGTCATATCTGACTCTTGGAAACTTAGCAAAATATTGTGACATATTAGAATCCTTGAAGTATTCTTAGCTTGTGTAGTGGTTCAATTTCTCTAAAGCCCATCGACAATCTGACTGCCACAGGATGACCATTTCTGAAAGATGAATATACACCAGTTGGAGCATAGTCAACTTCGACACGTTCCAGCACACAAGTGTTGATTCTTGGAATATTTGTGTTTTCTTCGCCTCTGGTAAAGAATGTGATATCAAACTCTGCTGGAGGAATATAAAGAGGTATGTTACCTGAAGGATCAGATGATAGTTCTGGAGCAGAGTAAAATCTCAAGGCACGAACAATATTCTTGACTGCCAAAGATTCCTCAGCATTCTTTGGCGCCATTAAAACTTCAAACACGAACTGTCTCTGATCGGTATTAGAGAATATAATTTCAACTCTTGGATTAATTGGGAAACCAGCAAGTGCCGATACTGCACCGACATATTCACCAGCACTATTAAATAGCTTACTTACTTGCGAACCAACTTCAATGCTTCTATTTAACATACCAGCAGCATATGAAGTGAGCGCACCAGCTACACCCGAAACAAGAGCATTAACACCGCCACCTGCCATTGCTGTCAGCGATACTTCTTCGTATCTCTGAACGCTGGTATATAGCATCGGAGTAGGCATCTGTAGCGCGATTGATTGCTTGAGTCTTCTTGTTGATCTAGGCCATGACCATGCGGCATAGTTTACGTCATCTGCTCTAGAATCTGGTAAGTTACCAAATCTCAGTACGTCAACCTTGGAATATTCTTGTGTGAGTAGTCCTCCTGCGCCGCCCGAATAATCTCTTGTTCTAGAAGAACCTCTCTGAGCCTGATTTAAATCTACTGGCACGTTGATATTGATTACCATATAATGACCAAGATAGTTCATATCAATGTCGGAAGGAAATGATAAAGATGTGAAGTCATACTGAGACTGAAGCAGATCATTATCATTATTACCAAATATACCAGTCGGATCAACATTGCCTGTATTAATCACACCTTGCATATCATTGATCTGTCCTGGACCAGCAAAGTTGCCCATCGGATCGACTAGTAGAGGATTGTCCGTCATTTTTGTTCCTATAAGTTTTCTATATATTTATATGGCATATAAAGGCAGATTTACACCAAAAAATCCCAAAAAATATAAAGGTGATCCCACGAACATCATATATCGTTCGTTATGGGAACTAAGAGTTATGAAGTATTTAGATGAAAACGCTGCAATACTAGAATGGAGCAGCGAAGAATTGGCTATACCTTATGTATGCCCAACAGACAATAGATGGCACAGATATTTCCCAGACTTTATCGTTAAGGCACAGTTACCCAACGGTAATACTCAGACAATGATATTGGAAGTAAAGCCAAAGAAAGAGACTATGGAACCTAAGAAAAAGAAGAAGGTAACCAAGCAGTACATCACTGAAGTCATGACATGGGGTAAGAATCAAGCCAAGTGGGCTGCTGCCCGTGAGTATTGCGCCGATAGAAGCTGGCAATTCAAGCTGATTACAGAGGATCAATTAGGTATATAAAGTAATGCTTATCATCGCTGGCATAGCCATAATACAGTCATGTCAAGTGGTTGTCAAGATAAATCTACATAAATAAACATATGGCTACAACAGAAGAAGTAAATAACTGGTTTATAGGTAAGGCGCGGTCTGCTGCGGGTTACAGAAGGAATATTGTCAGTAATCAGGATCGCACACGCGGTACCACTGTTATTGGCAAGATGTATTTCTTCTATTACGATCCGAAGTACAAGAAGACTTTGCCTCTATACGATAAATTTCCACTAGTATTTCCCATTGAGAGATATTCAGATGGATTTTTAGGCATTAACTTGCATTATCTTTCTATGGGCGAGAGATCGGCTCTTCTTTCCAAGCTTCAGACATATCGCTCAAATAATAAAATGAACGAAACCACAAAACTCAGACTGTCCTACGATTTGCTGCAAAGCACCAGAAGTCTAGCATCGGCTACGCGCCCATGTATCAAGAGATATCTGTTCTCTCATGTCAGAAGTCCTTTTATAGAGGTAACAGCAAATGAATGGGACATGGCAGCACAGTTGCCAGTGGCCGTTTGGATACAAAATTCATAACTTAGGACAAAAATAAATGGCAGAGCCTAGAATACAAAATCAACCCGCTAATCTTGAAATGAATGATTTCAAGCAATATGCCGATAGTTATGGCGGTCTTGTTCGATCTTGCAGATTTGCTGTGAGAATATTATTGCCTGGCGGCAATGTCATGAGACTCATAAACGGGTATTCTACTTTTACGAATGATCTGACATATCTGTGTGAAGCGGCAGAGATACCTGGTCGCGGCTTCATGAACGTGGATTTAAGATATTATGGTCCAAATTTCAAGCTGCCATATCAGACCGCATATGAAGATATTACGCTGACGTTTATCTGTCGCGCACAGTCATTAGAAAGACAGTTCTTTGATGACTGGATGGAAATGATTAATCCTACAAACAGTTTCGATTTCAGATATAGAAGTGAATATTCTTGCGAAATACAGCTATTTCAATTTGGCGAAGCAGATAATAATAGATTAGATGAAAGAAACCTTGCTCCTAAAGCAGAGTATCTAATTACTCTTGCAGACGCTTGGCCCATACTTGTTAATCCACAACCAGTCACATGGGCAGATGATAACTTCTTGAGACTTGGCGTTACATTCACATATACCAAGTGGTATCGTCTTCGTGATGGTACTCCAAAGCCTTATAATGCACCAGACTATGATCTGGTCAAGGGCAGAACTTATCGTGACACAAGCAGATTTTCGGGTTGATAGAATAAAAAAAGGATGATATAAAATGGAATTGCCTAAGATTGATGTGCCAATATATGATTTGACCTTACCTTCGAACGGTAAAGAAATAAAAATCAGACCCTTTCTAGTCAAAGAAGAGAAGCTTTTGTTGATGGCTGCCGAATCTAAAGATCCTGTAACCATTATCAATACAACTCTACAAGTTATATCTAATTGCATTCTGGAAGGCGATGTGAAGATAAACGCGCTACCATTCTTTGATATTGACTATCTGTTTATCGCTCTGAGAGCTAAGTCCCTCGGAGAAACAATACAAGTCAATTTCAAGTGCAATAATATGGTAGAAGGTCAACCATGCGGAAGTATATTCCCAGCTGACATTAATATAAGCAACTTTGAGATATACAATATGGACAAGCCTAAAGTTGTTCAGTTATCTAATACCATGTCTCTTAGAATGAAGTTTCCGCCATATTCACTTATGAGAATGCTGGACGAAAAAGATAATGAGTTGGAAAAAAAGACTAAGATCATGGCAGCATGTATTGATGCCATTGTTAACAAGAATAACATCATGTCAGCCAAAGATTACTCTAGAGAACAGATGGTTGAGTTTATTGACGGACTGACAGAAGAGCAGGTAAGAAAGATTGAGAGCTTTACTGGTAAGATGCCATCATTTGCTATAAGAGCAAAAAAGACTTGC